ACACAAATCAACGTCAGGCGACTGTTGAACTTTTTCTTAATAGGATCCGATAATGGCAAACGGTTTTATATCTACAACTCAGCTAGATTTGGCAGTGTATAAAAATAATCTAAAACAGTATCTCCGCCAACAACCTAGATTCCAAGACTACGACTTTGAGGGTTCTAACCTTTCTGTTTTGCTTGATGTACTGGCATACAACACATATCAGAATGCGCTGTATCTTAACATGGTCGGTAGTGAAATGTTCTTGGATACAGCGCAGCTTCGTGAATCAATTGTTTCACACGCGAAGGAACTTAACTATGTTCCTCGCTCGCGCTCGAGCGCAAGAATCAATCTTACAATAACTGTTCCGACTGTCGCTGGTTCGCCAGACACAATTACTGTTCCAAAATATTATAAGGTTCTTGGTAAAGATAATAACAACAATAGCACTTATTATTTTACAACCAACGAAGCTACTGTCTTATCAAGAGCAAATAATTACATTGCAGATATTTTATTTTATGAAGGTATCGAAAATACAGAAGTATTTTCTTATGGTAATCGTGTAATTTTATCTTCAGAAGATATTGACACTTCTTCAATAACAGTATTTGTACGAGATTCAGAACAAACCTCTGAGTTAGTAGAATGGACTCGTGCCAACGATTTATTTGGTCTAGAAGCAAATGATAAAGTATTCTTCTTACAAGGGGCATCAGGTTTCAAGTATGAAATTAGTTTTGGTAATGACCTTGTTGGTAAAGCGTTGATCCCTGGTAATATTGTTTATGTACAATATAGAGTAAGTTCTGGATCTGATGCAAACGGCATTACTAGATTCTCATCAATTCAGGGTATCGAAGGTAATAGCGTAGAAGTTTCTCTTGCTGAGTTAGAATCTAAATCAACTGGTGGTTCTTTTCAAGAAACCAACGAATCAATTAGATTCAATGCAGCGAAATTCTTTCAAACACAAGAACGCGCAATTACTTCATTAGACTTCATTTCGCTTATTAAAACTTATTTTCCTTCTTTGAAAAATGTAATCGCCTATGGTGGCGAAGAAGAAACACCACCTCGTTTTGGTAAGGTATTGGTATCTGCGATACCATTCGAAGGAACTGTTGTTTCTGAACCATTAAAACTACAAATTCAGAGCTTTGCTAAGAGCAGAACAACTCTTTCAATCGAGCCTATTTTTGTAGATCCAGATTTCATCTATGTAGATTTATCAACAAATGTAAAGTATAATTCGTCATCGACTACGAAAACAGCAACGCAACTCAGGACACAAGTAAATACTGCTATTCTAAATTATGTTGATGTTTCCTTAAATGATTTTAATGCTGACTTAAGATTTTCGCGTCTAACAAAAGCGATCGACGACGCAGATATAGCTATTGTTAGCAATGAAACAAAATTAAGATTAGTCAAAAAAATTATACCAACACCTAATATTCCATTCACCACCACTTGGAATTTCGAAAACGTACTGAAACAAGACTATACTGGTAAAAAATATACAACAGAAACTCCTGTTATTACTTCTACTCCCTTTCTCTATAATGATGTAGAAGTTTCTATAAGAGATGACGGTCTTGGTACGTTGTTTATTGTGGGCGACGGGATTGATAATATTTCTTGCGGAACAGTTGATTATGAAACTGGTATCATTAGTATTACTTCTTTGTTAGTTAGTGCATTTTTTGATAATTATATTAAAATATATGCTCTTCCGCAAAACCTTGATATTGAAACAAAAACAAATAAAGTTCTTTTGTTAGAAGAAGAAGATATCGCGATTAATGTAATTGCGTCCAGAGAATAATAAATGAAAGATATTGAATTACTAATTTCTAGCCTTGTTGAAGAACAATTTCCTTCTTTCTATAAAGAAGAAGGAGAGATGTTTATTGCGTTTGTAAAAGCATATTTTGAGTGGCTAGAATTAGAAAATAATATTACTAGAGAATCTAGAAATTTGATGTCATATCGCGACATCGATAGTACACTGACAAAGTTCGTAGAGAACTTTCAATACAAATATCTGCAAGGTGTTCCTCGCCAGTATACTGGTGACAGACGTTTGCTACAAAAACATATTAAAGAGATTTATGCTTCTAAAGGAACTTCGCGTGGTCTTGAGCTATTGTTCCGCTTGTTGTTCAACGAAGATATAACTGTATATTTTCCAGGCGATGACGTAATCAAGCCTTCAGATGGCGACTTTGTTATACCTCGTTATCTAGAAATGCAGTTTAATAAAAATCTATCTCTGTATGTTGGTAAGACTATTACTGGTCGTATCTCTGGCGCCACAGCGATTGTAAACGACTATCGATATTTTATCAAAGAAAATAATAGATTCGACATACTTTATATCTCTAATCTTAAAGGTCATTTTCAAGCTAACGAAGAAATTATCAATCAAACTGTTTTAGACGATAATAATCTTGAAGTTATTGATAGCCCAATTATTAATGGTTCGTTGTCAGAAATTATCATAGTTGATGGTGGTATCGGTTTCAAAGTAGGCGACACCTTCTCCGTTGATAGTTTTAAGAATGGTACAAATGCTAAGGCAGTAATCACTGACGTCGTTCAGCGCGCAGGTTTTGTTACATTTGACGTTCGTAATGGTGGATATGGTTTTAGTAATGTTTCTACTCTTGAAACTGCTGGATTCGACGAACAAATCTATTCAAACTACATGCCACAAATCAGATTAGAACGCACATCTGCTGATTTGACTGCATCAGGTGGTTCTGGAACATTTACAGTAGACGAATTGATTACAGGAAATTCTTCTGGTGCCAGCGGTTTATTTGTTTCTGAATCTGGCGGAAAGGTTTTCCTAAGGAGAGTAGAAGGAAACTTTAGCACCAGTGAAACGATTACAGGACAAGACAGTGGAGCCACTAGAACATTCTCTGGCGAAGACTTGGTATCAGAAGCTTCCTTTAAGATCGGCTATATCCAAGAATCTCAGACAAGATCTCTGACAGGTATTCGTATTGAAGACGCATGTAATGTAGCTGTTACATGGTATAGAGATGGAACTGATGTTATTATTAAACATCCATTTCATTGCTTGCGAGATGGCGACGAAGTCGTCATAAAAACTTCTTCTAACACCGCAGCACTTCCAGCAAATACAACCACACCAGTCACAGTGACGCTGACTGATCTGGCGTATTCAATTAATTCTACAGCAATGTATATTACTGCTAATTCTCATGGTTATCTTGGTGCCGACCAGATTATTGTAAGAAGTGCTTCTAATACAACTTTAATTCCTACAGAAGCTAAGTTTAATGTCAGTATTGTAAACGCTAACGTGTTTTCAATACCAAAAACTGCTGCTGTTGCAAATGTAGGAACTGTTAATATCAATGACTTCTATACAGTTACAGGATTGAATGCTGGAGCTACATCTGGTAATGCTACTATTGACATGACCATCGATGCTCCAAACTATGGTGGATTTTGCGATTTAGCAGTTTTAATTGCCAATGGTTCTGTTTCAAACTCTCTACTAATCGAAGTGCCGACCAGCACTATGGATATAGACGAAGCAATTAAATTCGGCAATATTGAATTTGGTAAAATCGCAGACGAACGCAATGTTCCATCTGGACTATCTTCTGTATTCGGTGGCGACGGTTACAAAACCAACGTGCTTGTTTCCATCACGGATCCTATTCTGTACGGTCTAAGAATTCGTGGAACTCCCAGAACTCTAAGTGGCTTAGTTACGATTGCGGGGAATGTTGTAACTGGTTCTGCAACCTCGTTTACAAGCGAACTAGTCATTGGTTCGGAAGTGTATAGTGAGCTATTTGGCACACAATCTAGAAAAGTGTCTGCTATTAACAGCGATACTGAAATAGAATTAGAAGAAGCGTTCAAAGATAACGCAGGTAATGAATTGTCAGACGCTACACCAGAACCTCTTCTAGCTGTCACTTATTGGGGTAAGATAGATTTCCCAGCGACCGACTCTGTCGATAACGCTGATGTATTTGGTATTGCAGGTTTCGGTCGTGGTGCTGCTAATAGATTGGCAGTCGTAGACTCTGGCATCGGCTATCAAGATGGAGAATCGTTGACTCTGTATTACAATAAAGACGCAACGAGAACTATTTCAGCAGTGGGTGTTTCTGATTCTGATGGTAAGGGCGAAGGCTTCTTCCGTTCTAATAGAAGTTTCTTAAATTCTAATAAATATATTCATGACAATAGATACTATCAAGAGTTTTCGTATGAAGTGCAATCTACTATTTCATTCGATAAATACTCTGCAATATTAAAAGAAATCTGGCACCCAGCTGGCGTTTCTAAATTTGGTAGAGTGGTAGTTAGAGATGTTGCAGAATTAGAAACAGATTCGGTTGAGACAGAAATTGAATTTGTAAGAGATACCGTTTTTATTACAAGTAGAGCAACAGACACTGCAATTAGCACAAATAGGTCGACTGTTTATTCTACGAGCACCGCGTATGGTACAGGTACAACTAAGTCTACTGGTACTGTGTTTGAAACAAATACAACCACCGCTACTGGTACATCAGGATCTACAACTACCACGTTTGATACATCTCTTTCTACGACTACTGCATATGCTACAGATACGACCAAATCTACAGATACCAGCAGAACCACGACATATGATACCAAATTTGCCACCAGCACTGTTTTCTCTACCAACCTATTAACCAGCACGAGCATTCAAACGGAATAATCAATGAGCAAAGTATTTTCAAAATTCAAAAGAACAGCCATTACAGAATTGGTTAATTCTACTGACCAAAGAACTATCACGTCAGTAGCTATTGCGAATGGCGGAACGAACTATGCTGTTAATGATGTCCTTGAGATTGCAGGAGGAACTGTTCTCAAAGTGACGACAGTAAATGCTGGTGCAACAAACGCTATCTCGTCAATAAACGTAGTCGCTAGTGGAACTTATTCTGATTTCACGGCTCTTTCTAATGTGGCTGTTTATAATGTTTCTAACTCTGTTGCAAATAGCGTATATGGTGGTCAACAAACAGTTTCTGGTGCTAATCTTAGAATTAATGTTGCATTAGATACGAATGCTGTGAAAACAAATAGATTTTACATGCTTGCTGCAGGAACTACTGAGCAAGAATCTGTTCCTTTAGAAAAAGAAACAGAATATGATTCGTTTCTTAATATCTGGGAAGAAACAGTATTTGGTAAGTCTGCTGGATTAATTCCAGTTGCTCGCCGAGTAAACTGGGAAGCTAATACTTTTTATTCAGCTTATGATGATAGAGATGAATTATTAAGCACAAAAGACTTTTTTGTTATTGATAGTGGATCCAAAGAAATCTATAAGTGTATTGATAATGGTGCTACTGTTTCCAATACAGAACCTCTTTCTGCTAACAATCCAGGAGAGTATCTAAGTATTATTTCTGGAACTCCGTTTACTTTGTCTGATGGATATACTTGGTTGTATATGGGAACCGTCAATACACAAGTAGACGACACATACGGAACAACCTCGTATTTTCCTGTTCAGGAATATGCTAATACTAAATCAGCTGCAATCAATGGCGGATTATTTTCTATTCGTGTTTCTTCTATTGGTGACAATTATGTAACCACTTCTGGTAAGACTACTGTTCCTGCAGGATCAAGCACAAACCGTGTAAGGCTATCTGGTGCTGTTACTAATCCTTCTTATTATTCTAATTCAGCGATTGTAGTTGCTAATACTTCTGGCGGTGTTGAAGTTAAAAGAATTGATCTAATTAACATTGTTAGTGTCGGCGCAGAAGTATACTCAGAAGTAGAACTTGCTGCTTCGGAAAACTTTACTGCTGGCTTCCTACAAAACAATCAAGATTATATCCTTGCACCATATGTAGAAATTGAAAGCAAAACAGGTTCTGGCGCAATAGCTTACCCGATCGTTGCAAACGATGGAAGTATAGAACGAATAGAAATGGTTAATTATGGTTCTGGTTATAAAGACGCGACTGCTATTGTTGGAACAGCTCCAGGAATTGGCTCTGGCGCAGTTTTAAGACCAGTTATATCACCTGGAAACGGGCACGGATCACACATATTTGATGAATTATTTGTAGACTCAGTGTGTATTTCTTCTAAATTTGATGAAAGTAATTTCCCTCTGGAACCTAAATACAATACGCTGGCTTTATTAAAAAATCCAACATACGCTAATGGTTCTCCTTTCTATGGAACCTCTTTTGTTCAAACGATTGAGATTCCACTTCAAGATAATGGTGTAACTGGACTAACTCTCGGCGAGTTAATTGTTGGGAATAATATAGATGCGAATACTGGTCGCAATCCTTCTGGTCAAGTAGCTTTTTCTAATTCTACTTTATTACAAGTAACTGGCGTAGATGGTATGTTTGTACATAGTTCTTCTTTGACAGGTCAAACCTCGGGAGAAATAGTGTATACTGCCAATCTATTGAATTGGGATACATATTTCGGTACTTCTAATACTGGTGTTGGTTCCGAAGATTATGATGTGAAGCTATATTCAGGCGACGTTCTATACGCTAAAAACGTACAAGAAATCACAAGAAATAGTTCTTCAGACGAACAAATTAAAATAGTAATTAAACTCTAACGGAGTAATATAAAAAATGCCATTGGATACAGCAAATACCGTATTAGCTTCCGCGCCATATTACGATGACTATAACGAATCTAAGAACTATCACAAGATTCTGTTTAGACCATCGGTTCCTCTACAGGCGCGCGAACTAAACCAAGTCCAGTCTATCTTACAAAATCAAATTGAACGATTTGGTGACTATGTCGTTCAGTCAGGTTCTATCATTAAAAGTAGTGGTAGTCTAGAAACCATTGATGATGCAAAGTTTATTTCTGTCCAAGATAACTCAGATACCGAAAACGTAGATTACGTCGGCGCGACAATTGTTGGCGCGAACACTGGCGTAGAAGCTGTTATCTTGACTGGTATCGACGGTTATAATGCTTCTTCGCGTCCTTCTAAATTCTTTGTTACATATACAAAACCAGGACGCAATGCAAATGGTGACATCGTCTACACTTTCCAAGAAGGTGTGAACGGAGATCCAGGCGAAGTCTTACAAATCTTTGGCGACTCTAATCTATACAAAGGCAATATCGTTGTTACTGTAAACACAGGATTATCAAACAGTGACTTCACAGCTGGTGGCGGATATGCTATCGGCGCCGAGTTCTTTGGCGGAACTTCTTCTGCTAAAGGTTTGGTTGCATACGGCGAAGACTCAACTAACACCATTATCTTTGAAGACGTTCGCGGTAGTTTCAAAGTCGGCGAAACCATTTATTCCAAAGTCAATACTTCAATCTCTACTGAACTAACTTCAGTAGGAAGCGCGTTACTAGAAGATACAGGAACATTAATTGGTACATCTAGAATGCTGAGCCCAAATGTTTCCTTGGGTTATACTGCTACTGGTTCTGCTTATTGCGTTCGTGTTCCAGAAGCCATTGTATACCAGAAAGGTTTCTTCGTCAAGACTAGCGACCAAATTCTAGTAGTCAACGCTACATCAGGTGGCGCTTTTTCTGCAGCTGGTCAAGTTGTTGGTTATGAAACTGAAGAATTAATTATCGACGAATTCGGCGATAATACACTATATGATAATGCAGCAGGATCTACAAATGAAGCAGCTCCAGGCGCACATCGTCTACAATTGTCT